CAGCCATTCTCTTCCAGTTCATCGCGAGTCATTTCTCCACGAAAATACTTAGACTTCTTGGCGCGTAGCTGGCTGTACTCAAACTGCGTCTTGGTGAGTTTGAGTCTATAGTTCATCAACTCACCAAGATACTTGGCGTGCAGACTTGGACTAGTAGCTGATGCTTTGTCAGGGTGGAGGTCATCTATTGAGCAGTCAGTTTCCCACTGCTCTCGAATTTCATCGAGTGTCATAATATATTACAGGAAGTTAAGATAATGTATAGTACGTATAGTCAAATGTAGCCGTTGCCCTCAGGAATTGAACATCATTACTCTGAGAGGTAAATGGTAATGTACTTAGAGATGTTGGAAACGTGTCCACGAAAGTAATTCTTTGAACAGGATTATTGCTACTGTTGAGAATAGTCAATGATGCGTCGGAGTAACCCTTTGCCAGTTCACTATATCCATTTGCATTCTTGTCAGATGTTAAGAATGCCTTATACATAGCGTGACTCTCTGGATATGTTAGACCAACCATCCAGGCATAAATTGCTTTGTAGTTAGCGAACTGTTCATCTACGAGGAAACTGACACTAAGACTACCAAACTCAGCTGTCTCTCCTGGGATCTTAATATCTTGGACACTTGATGATTGGAGCACAGTTCCGATACTTAGAGAAGGCAACTCTACGTCCTGCACAAAGAATGTCAGCTCTGGTAGTTTACTGATAGAGAATAAAAATCCGTTTGGGTTTAATGGATTTATGTTACTCGGCGATGGACATGTCAGAATAGTCATACTTTAGCAATTCCATTTACGTAGTGCTAGTGCTTTACGAGTAGGTTCACCATTTGGTTTTTCCATAGCACCTTCCATGCCACTCATACGCGCACAGAAAGACTTACGGCGATTGGCAGCTTTGCTTCCTGGCTTCAGTTTAGATGGTGGAGTCGTTACTGGTGCTTGCAAGTTTCCACCTTTGGCATTATAAGCATCGCGACCTTTTTGCGTTAAACCACCAGTTGATGATTTGTATCCCTTGGCGTCAACTGCATATTCTAGTAATTCTTCGTCATCAACTGATTCAAAATCTTCCCAGATAATTTCTGGATCAATATTTTGCTCTTCAGCCAGTGACATTACCATTTCTTCGATAACATCAAACTGTTCGTCAACAGACTCAGGAACGCAGTTAGGAACTTTCTTTCCATTCTTCTTCTTCATACCAAGCTGTTTGTAATTATCCCAGCAAGGATCTTCATCTTCTTTTACTGCATTGGCGAATTGTTTCTTCGTTGCTTTGGTAATACCAGAGAATCGCTTATTGCCTTTCTTGAAGTCACCTGCCTTATCAGCAGCTGTTGCCTGTTCTCCTGCTTTCTTTTTATAAGAAGCCAGTGTGACATTAGACAATTCATTGATCTCGAGAAAAGATTTGAATGACATCATACTTTCATACATCGCTTCTTTTCCTTTATAGTCATGAATGTTGTGTAAGGCTTGACTCGCCACCATCGCATTCTTGGTTTTTGCTTCTAGATCTTTGTGTAATGCTCGGAATGCTTTGGTCTTGTTCGCTTTATCAGATGCAGATGATGTATATGGGTCATTACCGACCTTAGCATCTGCCTCTCTATATTTTAAGTATTTCTTTACAGACTCATGGTCAATACCAAGAGCCTGTAAATCTTTATGTACTACTTTCATATTAAGCGAACATCTTAACGAAACGACGCCATTCTTCTTCTGACCCACCCTGTGATTCAATACCAGCGCGCACGTTTAGACCACGTACCAGTGAGCGAAGGTTAGCACTCTTCTCAGAGATCTTTCTTGCTCGTAATACATCAACTACTTCCATTCTTGATTCTTTAGACAATGGATAGTTAACATCCAATGGAATAAAATCAACAATCTTATTCATAAAGTCATAGATCTCTTCATTGGTTGGGTCAACATTCATAACGAAACCACGAGTGCGCAGAGCACCATCTGGATCTAGTTTAGCCAGCGGCATATTCGAGATGAAGATAATCTTACCTGTGAAGTCAAAGTAACGTGGCAGAACATCTTCGTCGCCGCTTTCTTCATCGAAGTCAGCTGGATCAACAAAGTTCTTACCACCCTTCATCCAGGAGATCTTACGGTTCTTCTTCGTATCGGCTGCTGCCTTGAACAGATTACGACCTTCTTGGTCATTCAGAGCTGAGTCCGAGTCGTCGAATAGAATAATGTCTTTACGGTGTGTATAAAGAATTCTATAGATACCAGTTGGCGTAGCCGAACCAGTAATCTTGAAGTAACCTTCCCCATCGCTCTTACCAGCTGCATGGAGCATATCCTCAACAGTCTGCGTCTTACCAGTACCACCTCGACCACCAACCCACATAGAGTTCGTAGCATTGCTCATAAGCAACTTCATACCAGACTTGAGCGAATCAAGTTGCTCTTCATAAGTCATACGATCGATATCAGCATCACTAGCGCCATCGACGATCTGTTCTTCCTTGCTGCCGCTGGTAATATTGAATGCAACGGCATCATCACCACCGGAGATTGCTGCTAGAATCTTCGATGAGTCAATCTTTCCAGCATTGGCAGCATCAATGTTAATCTTTGCGCCTTGTTTGGTGAACAATTCTGGATATTGTTTTCTAATTTCTTTGATTGCTTGTTCCCAGCGCGGACCATACTTCTTATTTCCGCCATTCTTATACTGGTCAGCAATTTGAATATTGCTCTTGAATGCATTGATAACATTCGAAATAGTCTTTGAGAGTTCCCCCGATGTATAGGTTGCTTCGGTTAGGTCTGTACGAAAATCAAGCACCAGATTAAACTCAGGTGATACACTTTCAGTAACATAGATACCCGAATTATCAACTTTACCATCCAAGAACTCAACAACAAATGGTAATACTTTTACCAGAGATTGCGCTTCGTCGAATTTGATATGCTCACTTGGATTTGGTTGTGGAAGTTTCGATCCATCCCAATAATCTAAAGACAACAGACCATTCGAAGTATCAATAGTAGATTTCCAGTTGAAACGAATAGATTTATTCGATCCCATGAAGAATCGAATACCAGTCATCGATCCACCAGCAGAAGTAAATCGTTCTGGTACTGGATACAGATATACTTTGTTTCCAAGTTTCTTACGGAGATACTTCAGAACAAGCCCAGTTGCTCTGCCGAAATCTTTTTGTCTAATTGCTTCGTTTAACTGTGTCATATTATCCTTCTTTATGTTTGAACACTTTCGTTTATTTTTTTAATCATTTTCACTTTCAACCGAACATTATCTGCATCATGCGCCATAGCACCAGCAGCAAATTTGAATTCAGATTCTGCGAACTTTTTCTTAGTTACTGTAATGTTAGTTGATGTAAACTTTAAGTATATCTGTTCAGCCTCAATTGCCTGTGCCGCTTTATTTAATATTTTGGTATATGTTTCATCAGCATTAAATCTCGCAGCAAGTGCTACTGAGAATGCATAAAGAACTGGGTCCGCAAATTTACCAGCAGCAATTTTACTAAAAGAATCGTCTTCAGGAAATCCTTGTGATGGTGTTTTTATTTGCGAATAAAACGGATCCATTATTTTTCTAAACTTAGAAATCTTATCTTGCGTTATTGATGATGCCGGAGATCCCTTTGATATTCCAGACTCCATCAATGCTTTCTCAACAGCATCTCCAATAGTCTTTTCGTTTACTATCCCGTCTTTACACATCTTCTTTATTGCTTTATATTCTGGTGTGTCTAGTATTTCTTCTGCCATAATAAGACCCTTTAGAATCGGCTGATCGACGACTGCCATAACCGCAGAGAATTTCTTATTCTCTTCAACTGTAAAGTCAGCAGGAGCTACGCTTCCCTTCTTTATAATTGAACTAATAGAAGCATTTGCTCCACTTTCAAATTTAGCAGAAATCTTTAGTGTTTCTTTATTAGACAATGTTACAAGAAAATCAGCCAATGCTGCATTTTCTTCTGGTGGAAAGAAAACATGTTTCGCTTTTGGTTTATTGTATAAACACCATTTGGCCAGCGCAATCTCTCCGAAATTTTTACCAAGAATCTGTAACTCTGTAGAAGTTAGTGACTTCATTAACTCCTTCACAGTATTAGTAATAGGTATGGTGTCACCCTTTACAGAAACTGCTGATAATAATTCTTGCATCAAGTCTAGCATATTAATGGGAAGGTCATATTGTGAGTCCATAACCCCCATATTGAATGAATGATCAAAGTTTTCTTTTGTTAACTCTTTTCCAGTTAGGTGAAATTTTGCAGGAGTTAAGTCTTTATCGTGTAAAACTCCTTTTTCTCCGATTTTAGATCTAAAATAAAATCCACCTCCAGTTGAAAGTTTCACCAGAAAAGAATCAAATTTTCCTGATACTGCTTTGGCGACGTCACCTGATAATTGTTCTATTTTAGTGGTCTTCCCGAACACATTCTTCATAACTAATTCAATCGCTTCTTTTCCTCCAGTAATTTTTCCTGTTATGCTTTTCAAACTTTTGTCTCTTGAGTATACAGAAACTGTATCACTACCAAAATGAGCATTTATTTTGACAACATAGTTTTTTAGTAAAGCAGGATTAGTGTACTTCTCCGTATTCATCATAATGAGTTCATTTTCTAATAAGAATGTTTTGAAAGATAACATGTTATTTCTGGTTAGTTATTCATTATTTAGATAATTGAAAAGGGAGCCGAAGCTCCCTTTTGTCTAACTGCACCGTTTCCGATTACATCAGGTTCTGAACGCGAACCTTGCGGAAATAGATGTTGTTACCAGCGGTAAGAGCCGTGAACGGATTAGCGACAATACCGTAGCGAGTACGGAAAGCGATCTTCGGCTGGAACGTTGCTGGATCTGTAGCGCGATACAGTTGCAGCGGAACGTATGGGCAGTAGAAGATACCAGCGTCGAATGCCGATGTACCCTTGTAACCAACTAGCAAGAACTGGTCAGCCGATTGGTTAGCAGCATATGGATCAACATATACTTTGTACTTACCATTCAGAACACCAGCAAACGTGTTGCTTGCTTCATCAACGTTCAGGTTCGTCGACAGCGCAGGAGCGTAGTCAAGAACACCAGCCATTGCCAGAGCCGAAGCAACGTCAGCCGAGCAAACGATGAAGTTACCGCGACCACGACGGGTCGTTTGGTAAATTGCATTTGCTTCGCGTTCGATTTGGAACATCAGACCCTTGAACTTCTCAACTGACCAACGACCATTCGAGTCAACGTCAAGGTCGAAAATACCAGCAGTAGCAGTACCAACTTGAGCACCAACTTTAGCTGAGTTGTAAACCGTACGAATAACTTCGCGGTTAATTTCAGCCAAGATTTCTTGCGAAAGGATGTTGCTCAGTTCGGCTTCTGCGTCAAGACCATGAACAGACTTCAAGTCCTGTGCGAGTTCAACAGAGTACTCAGCCTTCAGAGCACGCGATTGCGCAGTAACTGAAGTCTTTTCGATTGTGAATCCCATCTGGTTGAAACCAGCACCGTTATTCTGCTGGGTGGTACCGGTACCAGTACCAGTTTGGTTTTCGCCAATACCCGTTGGGAAAGCAGTACCCGATGTGATCGGAGTGGTAGCACCATCAAGAGTCGACTGAGCAGAACCAGTGTTAGACGTACCAGCAGTACCACCAGTAGCAACGCCAGAGTAGCCAGTATCAGCTTCGTTGAACAGAGCTTCTGCACCACGAACACCAGCACTTGTTACATAAGTTGACTTCATTGCGAAGATCAGACCTGTAGGCTGCGTCATTGGCTGAACACCGCACATGTCGTAAGCGACCATTGCTGGCATAGCACGGCGAACCAGGCTAATCAGAACTGGGTCAAACTTAGCAACACCACCAGTGTCTGGCATGAATGTTCCGCTAACAGACGATCCGTTTGGCGAATCTTCGAACAGAGCACGACGCTCTTCGCGCTGCGAACGTTCTTGGTTCTCAAGAAGAACAGCAGTAACTTCCTTGCGGTAGTTATCTTTGATTTGTGGAAGATCAGCGTGCTCAAGAATAGGAGCCCACTTCTTAACTAGATCAGGACGAGATTGTTCCATTTTATTTTCCTTTTTGATAATAGTTGATTATCGTGCTTTGAAGGCATGCATATAACGCGCCATCGTAGCATCGACTTGTTTGTCTTCATTAAGTGCAACAGGCGAATCAGTTACCACTGAATCAACAACTGTCTTTACTTGTTTTGCTTTCGAAATATAGTTCTCTTTCACGAGTTCTAATTTCTTTCCGAATGATTCTTCATCATCATACGCCAATTCTTCAGCAAGTTGTTTGAATCGCTCTGCTTCCAAATCGGTCAGCTCTTTGCAGGCTTCTTCGATTTGCTTTTCTTTTGCGACTAACTTAAACTTCTGCTGTAATTCAACGTTTTGTGCAGTTAGAAAATCTACTTGTTCTTCAAGAGTTTTTGCTTTTGCGTCGACGCTTTCCATCAGGTCAAACTTTTCTTCTGGAACGTCGATATAATGAGTTTCAAAAAGATCCTTCATTCCGCTCACGAAACTTTCAAAAATTTCGACTTTAATACCACGATCAAGGGCGAGCTCATTCTTTTGCATCCACTGTTCGACTACGTAGTCGAGATATCCATCAACTTTATCAACAAGACCCTCTTTTAACTCAGCACTTTCAGTAACTACGCGCTGTGAAACTTCTTCTTCGATCTGAGCAATTTCTTGCTTGATACGAGCTTCTACTGCAGCTTCGAATAACTCAGCTGCCTTAGACTTAAATTCTTCCGAGAACTCTTCACCTTCGAAAAGCGACCCAAGGTCAATCTTCTGGGTTACTGACTCATGCATATCATCCTCGTCATCCTCGTCAGAGAATATATGACCAGCCATTTTATCCAAATGTTTTTTGGCAGCTGTAACATGGTCGGCAATTAGTTTCTTATGCAAAGGCGAAGGTTTATCGCCATGCGTTCCCTCTTGTGAAACTAAATGATTGTGCACTTGTTTGCCGTTATGCATGACCGAATGATGTACATCTCCGTCATGGTCAACCACGCTGTGCACAGTATATTTTTCGCCTTTGTGCTCGTGCTCAGTTTTTACTCCCTCAACTGCTGCTGACATTGCACCAAGTTTCTGACCCTTTTTATCAGCACCAGTTTTAGTTGCTTTACCAACAACAGAAGTTGCCTCGTCGAGTGAAACTTCTTCAATGGAAACAACTTCATCCGATGACTCGAGCTGTTTAGCCTGTTCCATCAGTTGTGCAATTTTTTGTTCAATAGACATGTTAATATCCTTTGTGTTATATATTATTTAGTGTTTAAGAATTTTTGCCGGTAAGGGCTACTTCCATCAACGATTATTTGATATCGCGTAGAAACTTGCTGAACATAGCCAAAGCCTTGTCTTCAGTTAGTTTCTGCTTATTCAATTCTTTTCTGATCGCTTCGACGATTCTTCCGTCATCAGTGATCGTCCAATCTTGACTTTCATTAATTGCGTTAACCCAGCAATCAATACCAGATGGATCAGTTACCACATCCACTGCCATTAATGTATAGTCATCACCGACGTATGTTGAACCAGCTTTTTCTGTAACTGATCCAAGACCGCGAGTAGATACACCTAACTTAACACCACCATCGAGCAAACCCTTGACGATCTGTCCTTGTGGTGTGTTGAGAATCTTTGCCTTGCCCATTACGTTATTACCATCCATACGGAACTCAGTAATAAGGTGGCTAGCTAATTCTGGTTTAACTGTCGGGCGATTCTCTGGGTGAGATAATTCACCAAGTGCTCTATTGGAAGAAACGTATTCATTGCAATAGGTCTTGACAGCAGATTCCATGATCTTCTGTGGATAGACTCTGCCATTTCTATTCTTCGTTTCTGCCTGAGCAAAAATGCCTTCGATGAATAGGTCTTTTTGAATGCCTTCAGTGATAATTCTGATATCACTGGTTTCGATGGATTCTCTAAGGAATTTCATTTTATGATCCTACAGCAGTTGTGTCATCATAAGAACCAAATCTCCATGGCTCAATTTTCGAAGCATATCCACCAACTTTACGGAGCGTTAAGATACAAAATCCACCACTAGCTCCAATAGTAACTACAATATCTGATGCTGACTCTGTAATATCGAGCATTGCACCATTACCATGCAGATCGAGCTCATTGCCATTTGGATGTAACTTAAACACTTCAACGCTATTTCTAGCAATGGTGATGGTATCATTGTTACTCCAGGTGAGATATCCAATACCTACCTTTAGCGTTCCACTAAGAGTTTGTGTTGGGGATAATAACCCACCAGAAGCCTGGGTATTACTCAGAGAGATAGTTGTTGCGCCCACACCAGTGACCTTAACAATAGCTAAGGTCTCCGTTAGTTTCATTATGGTTAGTGCCATTAGTAGATACCTCTAAGAATTTGTTTTAGGTTTTCAGCAGATTGCTTTCCATACTGGAGCAATTCATCATCGAAATTTTCTAGCATCAATAAATCAGAGCTACTTAAAGCAACTGCATCTTTATTGTCTAGAATAAACATATATTTATCAGCAATCAAATTAGTATCTTCTAATCTCAGTTCTAGAACTGCTGGGTCATTCGTTAATTGTTTTGACGATGCAGTTTCAATGCAGTTTTCCAATATTGTCTGAGATACTTTATTGCTGTATTTTCTTACTATTTTTATTGCTTGTTCAACAGAATAAGATTCGTCTATTAGCGAATTATACTTCTCTTTATTATTCTCAATTTTTTCTTTGATAACTAAAACTGCATCGTCAAAAGAATCAACGTAAACTTGTTCTTCATTAAGATACCAAGAACCGTCGATTTGCGCACATACATTACCATCAATAAAAAATGATGATTCGTGCATAGGTGCTATCTCGGTTCTTAGTGTATCAAACTTCATTTGATTATTCGATCTCTTCTACTTCAGCAGGAGTAGTCAACAGGTCTCTGCTAAGTTCTTCTCTGCGTTGATCAATAGCAGAATGTAACTTCTCTGCCATTACTTGGTTGAAATTCTGTTCAATATCCAGGGACTTTCCTGCCTGAATAGCATCAATTAGATTAAATACGCTCTCACTCATTTCATATCTCCTTGTTGCTGCATCTGTGCCATTTCTTTGGCAGTAGGTGCTTCCTCTTCAATTTGTTTATCCATTTCTTCAATATCTTCATCTGTCAATCGAAGAACGTTCTTTCTGACCCATTCCTTCGAGTAGTACTTACCAACATACTGATCAATTTGCTGGAGAGTTGTGATTCTTGAGTTTAGAAGATCGGCATCCTTCATCTCCGCGAATTGATTGTCACGGAGGTAATCCAACATAATCTTATTGGAGATATCTGCCCATTCTTCGTGTCTAATAACACCCTTAGATACGAGCTGCACCTTCAACAGATCCATGAACAACTGGTTGAATTTAGCACGAAGTCTCTTAACGAACTTCATAAACTTCAACTCATCGCGAGTAATCTCATTACTACGACCAATGTTGAATGTCTGGTCTGGCTTCAATCTACCAATAGGAACATTCAATGAACGAAGTAATTTGTCTCTGAAGTATTCAATGTCTTCGATCTGTGAAAGATTCTGCCCACCTGCCAAAGTAGTAATCTCTGTGCCTTTGCCGCCTTCACGACGTGGCATCCAGAAATCTTCCATCATAGACATATGACGTTTGGAGTCAGCCAACTCACCAGTCTGCGCATCATAAACAAGTTTATTCTTGAACTTGTTCATAATCTCATTCACGTACTGCTCGGCTTTACCCTTTGGCAGATTACCAACGTCAACATAGAAGATTCTGCGCTCAGGCGCACGAGTCATTCTATAGATAACCAATGAATCCTCAACCATCTTCAGCTGATTGGCTGGTTTAATAGCCTTCTGTAGATGCGAAAGAATCAGACTATTATTAGGATCAACTAAACCACTGGTACACAGAACAACTGAATCTTTTGTCAGTCGAACACCTTGCGTGGTCTTGTCATCAATACCCTTATCATTATAAAGATAGTATTCTTCGATCTCTTTGACTACCTCAACGCCATTGGCCATACGACCCTTCTTGACGTTCTTAATCTTCTTGATCTTTCGTGGATCAATATATCGAACTTCTGCGATACCATCTTTGAAATTCTCACCATCGAACATAACATGGTAGTAGACCTTACCATCAATATACCAGCTACGAAAGATGTCATGACCACGGTCATCGAACTTTAGAAGTTGTAGAACCTCTTCGAAACATTCATTGAATTTCTTCTTGATTGTTTCTGGTACTTTCAGATCATCTAACTGCAGACGAACTGGATATTTCTCATCATCAAAGACGATAGCCTCATCAGTGATCTCATTGATCGCCTGATCAACTTCAGGGAATGCAGATACTTCTCGATAACGACGAAGAAGGTCATTCTCCGTCTTTACATCACCTAATGGATTATAAGCGTAACCATAATAATTAGCCCCATCGGAGCCGACAATAAGAGCACCATCATCTTGATTAGGTGCAACGACAGAAGGGATCGGTTGATCGTCACCCTTCTGTCGTTTAATATTAAAACCAAATACGTTAAGTTCCATTTATGAACCAATAATTTATAGAATGCCTTGCGACGTTGGACTTGAGAAATAATTATACTGGAAAGTCACTGGGAACACTTCGATCTGGTTGTTGGTTTCCCAATCAAGAGCAATCGAGCCAACTTCTGTTGGAAATGCATCAACGAATTTGTATCGTTTAACTTCACGGTCTGCGCGGTCCAATTGAATTACGCTCATATCAACCTGATACAGACCAGGTTGTTGAATGCCATTTGTATTTTCTGCGTTCTGGATGCTGTCAATCCATCTCTCGAATGCATTACGGACAACGAAGTCGTTATCATTGTATACTTCGATGTTCCATGGTTGAAATTCGCGTTCGCCAGCAAAATGCACTGGGCGACCACGATACATAACAGCAACATCTGAAACAGAAGACTGTGGAAGTTGTGCTGACTTTGCAAGAAATTGTAGTTTCTGACCAGCCAGACCACCATTCTGCACAAAAGTTGGGAATGTGATTTCAACGCGGAACTGATTAGCACGTGCTCCACCTTGAATCATCTGTGATTTGAATTGCGAGATATCTGCCACGATATGTTTCCTTTATTCTAATAAGTTATTTAGAGGGGGATTTCTCCCCCTGTAAATTAAGCAGCTGTACCGCCAGCGATCTCATTGAACGAAGCACCAGTGCGCGTCGCGATGAAATTCAACTGGATGAAGTTGATGCTACGTGCTGGTTTGATATAGATATCAGCAACAAAGCGATTAGTATCGATAACTTCACCAGTATTGTTTGTTTCATCACAAACAACCAAGAAGTCAGTAATACCGCGACGACCCTTTACATCACGTAGGAATGGTTCAACGATATTCTTAAACTGAGCACGAGTGAATCCATCATTGAACTCAAACAGCTGATACTTAGCAGCAGTAGAGATTGCCTTCTCAAGCGTAATGAACAGACGACGAACGTTGATTCGATCAAATGCACTTGGCTTAGAAAGAGCAGTCTTATCACCGAACAGAACAATACCTTGACCTGGGAATGATGCTACTGGATTAATACCAGCAGTATAAAGAGTGTCACGATCAGTCTTGCGTGGGTTGTATGCCAACTTAACCACATTTTTAATCTGACCACGATTTAGGCCAGCTGGGCTGAACCAAGGATCATTGGTGTAGTCCGTGCGAGCGCAAAGACCAGCAATGTCACCATTTAGTGGAATCCAACGGTATTCGTCATTGTAACGGTCATATTGATACTTGTAACCAGAGTCAATAACAGCATACGAGCTGGAAGTGATATTATTGCGGTAAGTAACAATCGAAGTAGCAATTGCAGAAGTACCTCCAATCAGAGGGTCGCCACTGGTTGTGTCTTGCGGAGAAATAAATGCAACGCAGTCTTTTCTAACTTCAGCAATATTTTGAGTTACATAGTTGGCCAAAACATAGTCAGCCTTACCGCACATAATTAGATTAACGTCAAGAGATTCGCCATCGGCAAACAAATCAAAGGCTGTAATTTTATTGCTATTTTTACTAGTTAGATCATCAACTCCACCTGACAGAGTAATCGAACTCTGCGATGCTCCAGTAGTGCTAGTGAGAATGGTAGCGAAAGTAACACCCTGAGCAGCTTGTCCCCAAGTTCCGGTACTAATAGTAACGAAAGCAGAACCATTCCATGAAGAAGTTAAGTGACCATTCCACCAGATATACTTCGACTGTGTATTGATGACGTTCTTGTAATAAGAACTTGTTCCATCTTCTCTTTTTGCATCAGATGCTTTAGAAACAAACGCAAATGTTTCAAGGACTGTTCCTGCAGTACCAGACCACTTTCCAGTAGAATCAACTACTGCGATATGCAGTTCATCTAAGTCACTACCACGAGCTGATGCGTACGAACTTTTTCCTGGGGCAGCAGTAAAATTACCTTTGTAATCCCACAAATCAAAATTAGATGAATCTGCAATAGAAACTTTAATACCATTACCAAGTGCACCTGGATATTTCGCGATCCACTGCCCAGGAGCCTTTACTGAACCAGCACTGTAATTAGAAAGATAATCTGTCTGGTTATTTAATTTAACCCCGCCAGAAACAGCTGTTGCTGCCAATACAGCAACAGTCGGAGAACCAGTTGTCGTGTTATTTCTGTTAATAGTAATATTGATAGCACTCGCAACAGTCGAGTAACCAGCACCTGGATCAACAATAATAACATTAGTAATCACGCCACCAGAAACTTCAGCAATTGCAGTTGCTTGTCTACCACCATTTGCAATCATAGTAATAGTAGGCGCATCAATAACTAATGTAGGAGCTGTCGTATATTGAGTTCCAGCAGTAGTAATACTAATAGATGAGACAGAACCAGACAAAGTCGAAACAGCATTTCTTTGACCAGAAGTATCAGTACGAACAACCTTAAGGTTGTTCGCATATGACAGGAAGTTAGCCGCAGTAAACCAGCTAGTCGCGTTAGCCGCAACTGGTTTACCAAACTGGCTCACAAGTGCGTTTTCTGAATCTAACGTTGTTACTTCTAGTACTGGTCCCCAGACTGCATCAATGATCGTCGCGCCAGCAGAAGCAGAAACTGCAGGAATTACGTTCGTTAGATCTCTTTCTTGAACCACTAAACTTGGAGATAGTTGAATAGGCATTTTATATTTCCTTCTTTTATTTGTTACAAATTCGTTGAGGTTTAACTCTTAATTATTTAGAAAATGTGTTCTCTTGCCTCAAAAATTTAGAATTTCTTCTATACCAGATTCAGATCCATCAACGAAAAACCCAGCAGGTAATGTCTCTTCGTCAATTTGCCTAATTCTTGCGTCGTAAATATCTTTTCTTAGATCAATATCAGTGAGTTCTTTGAAGAATGATTGGCTGGTCAACCATCCAAATAACACTAGAGTCATTACAAGATCATCATTCTTTCCATCGTCAGCAGCATAACTGCCTCTTTGCTCAATAAACGTAGATATCTCACTTATAATATCTGCGTCTGGAATAATCAGTTTATGTTCTTCGACTAATGTCTTAAACATAGAACAACCAATTCGTTTGGTTTTCTTATCAGTCACAACACCCAATTGAGTCTTTCCACCACCGAAACCACCAGTAACAGTCTGACCCTTTACACTACGATTTACATAAACAATATTCTCATACTCCAAATCATTCTGGAGGATATATGGAACCTGTTCATTCTTATTTAGTTCAATTAAAACCCAGGCATCATTATATTCTGTTGCCCATCTATGGATCAATGATGGATATAACAATGGCGATATCGTATTATTCTTATATCTCGCTACTACTTTATATGGCAGTGCATCAATTCGTATTACGGAGAATGCACTTGCATCACCACCAACTCCGCTGGCAGTATCTACTGTGATAACATAACTCGCTTTATTTTTTTCTGGTTTATCGTAAACCAGCATACCATTCTGATTATATATTGTCGCTTCCACTGCCATTCGTTGGATTGCCGCTGGATCAATCAACGTAGCAGCTGATCCGAGGAAGTCCATCAGAATTTCCTGACGATACTTCAGATCACCAAGTAGTTGTTTCTGTTGAGCAGCCCAAACATCATCGTGATCCGGATGTTCCCAGTACTCAACTCTTACTGGAATGAATCCATTAATTTTCGACACCGCCTCTGTCCAGAACTTCCAGAAATGATTCAAACCAAGTGGTGTCGAAGTCAATACAATCTTAGTCGTTTCACCTGCAGAGATTGTTGGATAAGTCGCAGTAAAGAAATCATCAGCTACTGTATTCGGGATAATGGCTGCTTCGTCAACATAAAGAAAGTTTACGGATTTACCACGAATACCACTAGAGCTGGTCGCAGCAGTAAATGCCTTACTGTTATTCTCAAGTGAGAACGATCCTTTGTTCCATTCAGCGACGCCTTGTTGTAGCCACTTAGGAATATACTCATACATCAACTGCAGACGAGACATAATTTCCCGAGCAGCTGCTGCCTTATTCGCAAGAATAGCGACGGTCTTACTATCATTGAATAACAAATACCAACAGAGGTAGGCAGCTACTGTGGTAGTCTTTCCGTGCTGGCGCGGGAACATACCCAGTACTCGGCGACTATCGTGGATTTGATTTATGAATCGAACCTGATAGTCATAGAGATTGAAATTTATCAGACCCAGGTCAAGGGAGATAATCTTGATATATGTTTTGATAAAATAGATGGGATCTAATTTACACTTTATATATTCTTCTATCTGTTCAGTAGTGTATTCAATCGGAACACCGACATTCTTAAGATTCGGATTCGCCTGATAAAAGACAGTCGCCATTAAACAGTAGCAGTTGCAGTTGCAGTGATGTTTGCCGCCAATGAATTCTGCATTGATTCTCTTGACTTAATGTTCCACTTGTCAACAACGATATTACCATCCGCATCCATCGTCGCAGTGTAATTCTCGAATTTTTTAATATCCGCATCAACCCTAGTAATAACACCAGAAGTCTGTAGATCACCAAACAGATTTATCTTTGCAGTGAAATTAAGTGTATGCGTAACAAGACGTCTAGTAGCAAAGTCACCCTCATAATCATCGGACACAGAAATACCATTCAACACAACTGGAATATCCTGAGAGATATTCATTTCCGGAATAGCATTTACTGTAAATGAATACTCTGGTGTAAACAATGGAAGGATCTGCTCAATAATAGCCAGACCATCTTCTGTTCCTTTGGTTAACACATACAATGAGAATTCGATGTTATAAGGAACAGGGGAATATATCGCCGACAGTATCTGATCTTTATAACATTGGATTTTGTTATTCCTATTGACCATTCTACTGGTGTCATAGTTATAACCTGTAATCTCAAATGCCATTCTTGGCAGAGTGATATAAGTATGACCAGTTAACGATGGATCTTGGTCAATTCGAGAAAGAGTTTTTTCCTTTGGCCCAAACGCAATAGGAACAGAGATTACTTGCGCTTCTACACCAGAAGTAGGATTCCTACGGATTACTTTGATCTGACTGAAAAGAGCACCAAATCCAATCGTGGTCTTTTTGATAAGTTCGTGATAATATGGCGTCGCAAACATCAAAGTTCCCCGAAAGGATTATTGAGGTCAAAAACAAAGGCATCTGCCTTCGCGCGAAGTTCACTATTATCACCGAAAGAATCTGGCTTCTCTGGATCATTAAGAGTTACATCAGTACTCTTGTTTTCCATAAATGCATCGATATCTGTAACACCAGTTTCCATAACTTCGCTGCTGTAACGGAACAGTTCTACTGTGAGTTTGTAGGTATACAACTGACCTAACTGGTAGAATGCGTCTTGGTGCTGTACGAACATAATCTCGAACAATCCACCTGTCATCGGAAAGTATAACAGATCACCTTCAGCTGGTCGGTTCGGAAGGATTGTGTCACCATATCTACCGACTGCCTGAACCCAATTTCTTCTTGCTACAGTTAGAGTAGCAGACTGTTCCATCGTTAGACCGAACTTCGAGGCGAATGCTCCCTGTCCTTGGAAACCACCATCGCTGTTCTCCATATACATAACGATAGGATAGGCATTCTTAAAGCGACTCAACCTATCTTCTCCATACAGATCTTCTTTACCAACGAAACTTCTTGGGATATACATAAAATCTACGCCGTGCATATTGATGGCTTCCGTGATCATAGATTCGATCAGCAGATTCTCATTCCCATATACGGAGTTATGCAGGCGTAAAGTCATAAGTTTATTTTATGAGTTGGTTTAATGGAGTATAATTCAACTGTGACTATGAGGATTAGCCCATAAAGAATTCTAGTGGCGACAACTGACTCATAATCATAGTTTCAATATCATCTTGTTCGGTCTTGCCTTCCTCATATAGTGACTGTCCATCAATAGTCACTCCGCCTGGCAATTGAATGCCCTGATATTTCTTGACATTGGTCCCCCATTGTTTCTTAAATAGGGCGATAACATATTTTTTGAATAAACGCTCATCCCATAGTTTAGGACTAGCAGTTGGGTCTAATGCAGTATATACGTCAAATAGAAGGTATTGACCAGCTGCCAACCCAGCGATACCCCAGTTCTGATCAATATATAGTTTCCCATTTAGTTTATTGAATCTAAACTGCTTCTGTACATTCAACAGATTATCAATTAGAGCAATATGGCTCATTGCCTGTTGATAATAGATTAGACTTGTGCTGGTCAAATCCTTCAGGTCATTCATTCTCAACTGATATTGCAGGTCAAAGATATTCACCGAACTAGAGCTGCTGCTTGTTGGGTATGGGAAAATACGATTTACACTCCAGATAGTGTCTGGTAGTGTAATAAATTTATCAGTTACGTTTTGTGTAGTAACAAGGTGCTTGTAGTATACTTTCTCGATACCATCAAAATAGTATTCGCGAAAGAATCCTAATGCCTCATCAATCCGATCTTCTGCCTGTTCATCGGCAATATCAATTGTGATTAGCGGAGCACCAAGTGCTCTCAATGCATAATTCTTTAGACCTTCGCGATTTGTTACTGACATAGTAGCCCCTATGATTATTTTGTATTTAGCGCATTATGCTGCTTGTTCTAAGACAAGTTGTTTAATCGCATTCTTACCGAGATCATAATCCGGAACAATTCTAAGAACATATTTCGCTGTTCTTGTCTCAACTGTAGTTAATGGATTAGCCAATGCATATGATCTGGCAGTAACATATATCTCCAGATCAACGATGTCAGTCTGCTTCTCATACTGACTAATCTCAACTTGTTCACCTGTTGGAAATGTTATTGTCTTGCTCTGTACTAATAGATTATTCTGTGCAGTGAAGTAATCTTTCGTAGGAATTATTGAATCAAGAGATTCTACAAAGAAGAATAACTCAAGATCATACAGAGAAGTAATCATTAGGTTTCGAACCTCGACGAATCCAGTGGTATAGTCTATTCTACCAACTGTCTTTAATTTCTTTGTAGTTCCTGGAGTTACTTCTTCATAAAGATCAATTGCCCCTGCTCCATCATCTTGTAGGAAGCAGGTGACATTCTGTTCAGAGTAGAATTTATTTGAATAGAAATTCCTACCATCATTATCACGTTTCACTATTGTGTTAAATCTAACATTATAGTTAATGAATTCGTTAAACTGCGGAACAACTTTTCTGTTCACCATAAACGTAGATGCCTGTGCATAAACGTCTGCTGGTGTATTGGTAGTAATGAAAACATCTGGACCAATAATAGAATAACTTAGTACATTCGCTGGATTATCATTGAAGAACACCGAAGTAATCTCAGTCTCTAATAATGGATCAAAGTCAGCTGTTACAGTATAGGTCGCTGCTGGAGCTGACTCTATATGTTGAGCAAGAACAACACTTGTTAGTGGAGTGAAACCAGGAGCAGCAGTTCCAGCCGGAGATCCTTCTGTATTACCATCTAGATCAAGCAGAGCTGTTACTGTTGCTGCGCAATTTATAGTAGCCTGTAATAAACCAACAGAACTAGTAGATGATTCAGAAACAGCAGTTGATTCAGCTACAGAGGCAACTAAAGAAATACTACTAGTTTCAGTAGACGCTGTTGATGCAGATTCAGCTAGTGATACTACGTATACAAGAGTTGGCGTTTGTACTGTGCTTGTAGATACAGATGTTTCGGTTAAATCTCTAACATTGCTAGAGGTTTCTGATGATACAGTAGCAGTTGTTTCTGCTATATTAACAACAGCAGTTAAAGTTGTGGTTTCTGTTGAGGAACTAGAGAAAGTTTCTGCTATAGTTCCACTGATTGTCAGTAAAGTGGATTCTGTCGATGTAGTAGAGTTAGTTTCAACTATTGATGCAGAAGTAGATACACCAGAAATTTCTGATGACGCTGTTACTGCAATTTCATCTAACGCAACATCAAATACTCTGTTTACACCAGATATTTTTATATCAGATATTGAGTTTGATGATATTGGGTTAAAACTTAACATTTATTTTTCTTTATTGCTCTTCGAAAGTATTGCGCAGAATATTAACGATCCTAGTGCCGTCTTCAAGAGCCACAATCTCATGTGGCTCTCCCTCTCGGAAATTTAGTACAGCACCTGCACTAGATTCTTTTTGCCAATCGTGTGAGTAGGCTTTGATGCTTCCTCGCGCAACAACGGTAATATGAATACTTGATTGGTCGTGGACGTGCATAGGCAAAATATCACCTTTAAACTCGAAGTCAAAAATAACAGCTTTGAGTCCCCCAAAATCAGCTCTTTTATTCGATAACATCTGGAGCACTTCCTGTCATTTTTGCCATTTCTGCCTGTGTTATTTGTGGCATGGGTTCTGGAGGAAGTTCTGCGCGCTCTTCTTCAGTCATATCACGAGCAAACCATTTACCTAAAACCTTATCTTCTTCAACGACGTACTGTTGTTCTAATACTTGATATCTACCGACTAGAATATCATGTGGCTGCGGCAAAAACTCTGCCCAATTAGGTTGTCCTCGCGGTTCTATACCACATTGTAAAAGATTACTCAAAAAGAACGGATGACCTTCTGGTATCCCGTCCTGCATTTTAATAAAAAATTGTTGCATGGTTTCCATAGGTGGCTCCGCTTAAGATGTTTGTGTGCTGACGTTTGTACTTGGGAATGATCGACCAGTGCCCCATAAAATACGAACAGCGCCAAGTTTGCCGCTGCTGCCGCTGTGAGTGTCTAACACTGCGTATCCACCACCACCTCCGGCACCAAAGATGCCGTTTGAACCATTACTACCATCACCACCATTCCCACCATATGATCCTGTTGATTGTGTAGAACCCCCGACGCCATTAGATCCTACTCCGTACAATCCGACGCCACCGCCATTACCACCATATTGACCCGCATTGCCGCTGGAGCCACCACCTCCTGCTCCTCCAGTTCCTGCACTGCCATTAGCAGGATTAGTCGAACCGCCGCCGCCGACTCCACCAGCCCCACTATAACCACCAGCACCGCCGCCGCCACCGCCGCCTCGATTGACAGGCGTTGAATTAGAAACCGAAACCCCTGACAAACCACCATTCCCACCACCATCATGAGTAACTCCATCAACAGTGCCACCACCGTTGCCGCCAGCAATTCCTCCTCTGGCACTCAATAAGAAAACACTACCACGTTTAATATTAACACTTGTCGAGAAATTTATAGTTAGTGTTTCTCCAGGTGTGACTGAAATATTGTTCCTGTAAGAAAGACCGCCTCCCACACCACCTGCGCCGCCACCATAGTAATATGTAGGGCATCCGTTGCAGCCGCCTGAGATGTATGGTGCTTGCGAGCCATCCGCGCCAGTACCAATACCGACCGCACTAATACGTGTAACGAAAGGTGGAACAACCCACGAGTATGTTCCAAACGTATTCTGGAAAACTATATCAGAAGGCTGTTCTGCAGCAGTTTGGAAACTAAACGCAACAGTTGGCGAGGAGTTACCGTACGCATCAACATAAGACCCAGGATCAAATTCAATATAGTAATTTGTATTTGCAGCCATTCCTGTGTAAGTAACATCAACACCATATACTGATAACGCAGTTGGAACCTGCGCATTTACGACAATTGTACCATTTGAGTCGCCTGTACGAATGCGGTAGTTTTTTCCAGCTACTGATGTCATTGTTCTGTTGAAATATAAAACTATTGAATTACTTGAAACTGAAGTAGCGCCATTTGTTGGGATAGTAGTTGTTACTGTAACTGCAGAGCGGACGACAGTAATTGGAATATCGACGGAAGAACTATTTGTTCTTGTTGTAAATGCATTACCTGCGGATGTTGGGTCTTTTATTACGTTAGTTGTACCATCAAAAGTTGCCCAACTCGCTGGTACTCTAAAAGTTTCAGTGTAGTCTTCGGGCGTTGCAGCTAGTGTGTAATCTGCGTAAAGAGTATTTCCAGGAAAATTCGTTGTCAATCGTCGAAGGTTTGACAGTGATCCAGTGCCAGTCCCACTAACCCGCGTAATCCCAGATAATGATGGCATACTCTGAAGCAGAGCTAGATAGTGATCAAACGCTATTTGAATTCCACCAACTTGCGCGTTGCTGTTGGCGAAGTTAACATTATAAGTTGAAGCTGTCATTCCAACTGAATTTGATGGCAAATTTGCAAAATATACTTTGGGTGAAGCATCGTTGCTAATGCCGTTATCACTATATGCTGATGCTGCAATTGAAATGTAGGTTAAAACAGGTGTGTTGATTGTGCTGCTTAAGCTATAATATAAATCTGTAAATCTTGTGGATGTTGATACGCTGGCTGTAGTATTTCCGTCAGCAGTTGTATATATACCGTTGACAGAAAAGCTAGGAGTTCCGACGATTTTCGTTCTATCGATGTCTCCAGTTGTATATGAAGTAGTTGCGACGCTTATAAAGTTTTGAAAAGCAACTTTAAGACGTACTGATGAAGTAGTTGCTGATGCTAAGTTTGTAGAAAAATATCGAGTAACCCCTGGAGTGAATGAATCAGCTATTGAATAAACTGAAACAAAAGCACCAGTTTTAGGAACAATAGTTATTACAGGATACGGCTTATATACACCAGGAATAGCAGGCGAGTAAATTGTTAATGGATTAACAGTATTATCCTGCGATGATGTTACACTGCTTGCTGGGATTGAGAACTGCCCCACAGCGCCGGAATACTGAAATAAGAATGTGTATTTTTTAGGATCAGCTAAATCTTGGGTAACGGTGTTGTTAAAAATTGTGCCGCTACCAAACGTAAAAGTAATGTTACTTGCGCCAAAAGAAGTAACTGGCTGATTCCAAGTAACAGTACCTGTTACATATTGGTTTGCGATGTAACTGTTACCTGTTTCTTTGCCATCATAGTCAACAGTAATATCTGCTGCCAAGAGTTTAGGTAAAACACGATCCCATCTAGTCTTAGCTGCATTGTAAATATATTGTTTGGTTCCAAGAATTCTTAGTGTGCCATCTAGTAGTGGGGCTGTTAAATCATATGACATGTTTAAGGTCTCCCTATTTCTACCCAGCCACTAGACGCGACGCCACCTCCGGATTCAAGGTACATTAACCAAGAACCTGTTGATGGGTCAAGCCAAGTATCACCTTCTATTGCGCCGGAAGGAGCTGTTGTAGACTTAGTTACGCGAGTCAAGTACTTCGCTGGGACTGTACAAAACACGTCTTTAGTACCTGCGCCAAAATTTACTTTGGCACCTCCGCTGCTTGAGGCAAATACAGTAGCACGAGTAAGAACTGTACTACCGTTAAACGATCCAGTTCCTACTTCCCAATTTGAGCCAGATTGTTCTGCAATACAGTATGTTACGGTATTGGTGCCAGATCCAAACGCTGTGGCGAATGTCTGATATCCTGCAGGAGCAGAATTAGCGAGTGTTATTGAATCAGTACCTGTAATGGTGGTACTATCTTTTACTCGGTCTGCATATATTGGCATTTATGAATCCTTACACTGCTTTCTTATTTAGAAACGGAAAGGGCTGCAATAAAGCAGCCCTATACGTATTACTAACATATTAAGCGAAAGTAATCTGTAGAGCTCCAGCAGCAAAGGATACTGTGTTTCCTATGTTAACTGTTTGTGATACAGTCAATGCTCCTTGAAATAATAGATTACCACCTGTAGCGGCATCTAGAATACCAAAGTAAGTTACTGTGCCCCATGAGGCAGAAGGAGTTGCAAAGGTAATAGCGGAACTATTAGAAGTCCGGCCACCTGTACCACCAGCTGATTCTGATGATGCACCAGTTCCTGATGCCTGTGTATTGGCCCAGGCTGTCGCTGATGACAATACTGATGCTCTTGAATAACCAGTTCCAGTAACTTCAGTACCACCACCTGCATCAGATGGGGCTGCGGTATACAGAGCAACATATAGCGTTGTTGGTGCAGTAAACGAAGTTGCTCGGAAGATGTGATCTACCAATTTGTTTTCTAGATAGTTTGACATTGCTGACATAATTATAAACTCCTGTTAATATCAAGGAGACGTTCCAATTCCTGTATTCTATGATTGGACTCTCTTACTTGTTGCATTAGATGAACATTCTGTTCATGAATTTCGGCAATTTGACTTCTTGCCTTTGTTAGTTCTTCTGCGAGAAATTGAATTTGCTCGAGAAGGCTTGTTATTTGTTTCTGTTGTAATGTGCCTACTGATGTAACTTCTTCGATTTTGGTTTTTCTAAAATACAACCAAGCACCGAAGGTTAAGGCAGACATACTTATTAGGAAACTCAGAACACCCGAGCTTCCATTAAGTGTATTAAATGCAGTTACTATTATGGTTTCCATGTTTCACTCAGTATTACTGTATTTATAAGGAATGCTACTATGTTAGAAATACCGAGTAAAAACACAGGTATTGCCATAATAGAAACAGGCTGCGAAAATGTCAACCAGATCCAAAATGATCCTGCCAACCAGGATAACACTGGACGACAGCAATCTAGTTTAGGGAAATGGAGTAGAGATATAATATACACTACT